TGTGTAGTTTTAGTTTTGAATCTGGATCTTAAATTTTCAATTCTGGATCTCAATTTTTAGATCTAGATCTAAAAATGCAAACTAAGAGGAAGGAATTAGCTTATCTAATTCAATGAGAATTACGTTCAACACATCAGCCTTACCATTAGGATCGCCAAGAGATAAGTCCATCCCAACATTGAACTTAGCCCAATAGCTGATATAGCCATCATCCTCATCAACTTCAGCTTCAGCAGCTTTTTGCCTTGTAGCCGCATCAGCTTTCTCAATGAACCTGTTCATCTCATCGGTACAAACCAAGCCATTAAACGTGCCTGCATCAATCAGAGCCTTTTGCTCCAAACCAAGCTTTTTTAATCCCGTAACAACGTCGCTATCGGTAGTTAGCACAGAGAAACGAAATACATTCTTAGGCTCAAAAGCCACAGACTCAATCACTGAAGCGCCAAATGGTGACGTGCTAAAGCTAGCCCTTTGGTCATCTATGGTCTGGCGTGGTGTGTAGGAAGAAAACCTATCAAGGATTAAGCTGATTCCTGATAGCTCAAGGGTTATTTGCTGCGGCATATTTAACTGATTTTGCTTGTGTAGTAACCAATCTGAGAATGCAGGGGAAAAACAACCGAAACACTATCCCCTATCAGCACCTGTCGCGTGCCTTGATTGTAGGCTGTGCGTGTGCTTCCATCTGGTAGCTTTACTTTGTTCCCCTCCAATAAAGTGGCGGCAAAGGTTTGCTGATTTTCATCTTGTGTGATTCTTTTCTTAAGGGCGATCGCTGATTGGGTAAAGGTACGAGATAGGCGATCGCGGATTGAATCTGTCTGCATTACTCTCTCCTTGGATTACTGAAAGTTACGGAATAATTCAAAGTGGCGGGGAATAGCAATAGTGATGGCTCAGGTGGTGGATCAAAGCCAACAATCGCAGAGCCTAAGCCTTCAAGATCTATCTCTTGCTCTAAGAATTGAGATCCAGCTTCGATCCTTACTGTAATAAATAGTATGGTCGGATCTGTAAGTGTAAAGTTTATAGATGCAGCGCCGCCCCCAAAAGACCAAATTTCTGTTGCTGTGTCTAAAATTGTCCCAGTGAAATATCCTGTTAATCCGTCTATCTGACCAAAAAGATCGTACTCACCTGATAATCCACCTGTAACCTCTGAAAATGCTGGTGAGCTAGTACTGCCAAATGCGCTTAGGGTTTCTGTACCAGCGCCCATATCGCCTTGAATACCAGCTCCAATTGTGAAACCATACTCAGCAAAGATAACTTCAATGGGCGGCTCTGGGATGGCTGCGATAGGGGGCGCTAATCTTGGCTTATTGTCAACCATAGGCAAGCCGCCTCTAACTGGTATAGGGCGCATCTCTTCGCCTATACCGTAAAAAAGATTTGTAGCGATCGCCGTCCGACTCTCACCGTGCCCTAATCGCTTAATTTTGCCATTCTCACCCATGAATGTAGGCAAGATAGAGTTGTTTTCGCGCTCGTATTTTTCAAGACGAGCGATCGCATCTTGAGTCATTTGCTTTTCAAGCTGGAGCCGCACTTTTTGACTAGGGGTGAGATTGTCCATTAGCTATACCCAATCTCAAGACTAACAACGTTTTGGGGGACTCCTGATGTAATTGTGGTGGTATTCATGATTAGCTGTCTACCACTGCCATTAATCCCAACTTGGTTGTCTTGTTCATAGATTGTGACATCATCGCTATCTGTTAGTCTGTAAGCCGCAGCAACGCCACTAGCTACAGCATTAACTGAAGTGATTGGATTGAGAACTATCTTTTTAGCATTAGTAACAACAGTAGGAGCGCACGGATCAGGTAATTCAAACTCAACTAAAAGTGTGGCAAAAGTAGCCGTGTAAATTTTCAGCTTACCAGCGCCCGTTCCTTGATCAATTGCGATCTGAATATTTTGCGCTTGCGAGTCGCCAAAGGCGTTGCCATGTCCCATTTTGATTCTCCTAAATTAAGTACTTAATACACCAAATACCAAAGCATCAATGACGATTTCTCCTTCAATCTGACCTTGTTCAGCTAGTACCCCAGTAACGACGGCATCAATGATAATTGAGCCTGTATCAAAGGTTTGGATAATATTGCCAGTGACGATCGCATCAATTGCAATCAAACCTCTAATAGAGTTGATTGGCTTAATCACCTGATAAACCGTAGATGGGGTAGCCACAGGGCTGGTTGAGATCACATCGCACATAAAGCCAATCGTGCGACGGGTTAAATCTTGGCTGAACGTGATCGCATCAACCAAACAACGGTACAAAATCGAATTAAAAATAATGTCGATTCTTGCCCGTGGTCGCAATGCTAAAAGCTCATCAGTCAATGCTGTAACCATAAACCGACATTGCTTACGTCCGTTCATCAGCACTATTTCTAGCTGTCCATATTCGTAAGCTTGATCACCACTTACAAGCCAATCTACGGTTATTGGTTGCATCTTCTCTTTGCTTGGCACACCAGCAAGAGGAAGCGCATTAACAACCGAGGTGATCTCAATATTTTTGGTTTTAACCGCCTCACTGTAAGTAATTGATGGGGGGCGAGTGCTGTCATCATTTTTTAGGATTGAATCAGTGGTATTTTCAATGAATGGCGGCTCTAATTCATCAGCACAGCCAATCACCTCAACAATCGTGCCATTAATATTTAGATTTCGTCTGATATCGCCACGAAATACAGTTTCTTCAAAATTCGATTCTGTGGTAGTTGATTTCTTCCAAAAAGTGTCAAATCGCTCATAAGCCACACTAGATCTTGAAGTGGCTCGTAATTCAGCCCCAGTACTATCGACAAGCACATCACCATTAAATATTGGCGTGGTCACCTCAGCGATCGCGCCGATCGCATCGTTGTAGTCATAGTCAACAACTTCACGGTAATTCTCAATAAACGGAGTGAGAAAGGTTACGTTTAAGGTGAATGGAATGCGCTGTGTAAGGCGCTTGTACCGTTTTAAAATTGTTCTAGACAGTCGGTTTTTAGAATCAAAATAATTGAATGATTCTTGCAAAGTGACAATGAAGTAATCACCCTCACTAAGCACCGTTACGCCGCCAACTACTTCTAATTGAAAGTAGTGAATTTCGCTAAAAGCGGCGCTGTAATTTTCGCTTTGAATCTCTTCTGTACCGCGATTTACAAGTACTCGGAACTGGCTAGAGAAATCAGCATTTTTATAATTTATATACTTTTCAGTAGGCGACAAAATCGGGTAATTACCCCGATCTGGTACTTGACATACTCCAGATATCGTAAGCTCTGTGACTGTCGGGATAGATGAACCATCAACAGGATCGAAAGCGCTCTCATCTTGACCGATGGTAAGTGTGGCGATCGCAGTTCCAGCTAAGTCTATTGGAGCCGCCACTACAGTACCTGACGCATTGCAGTAAAGGACATGCTTTACTGCCCCTACCAAATCACCTGCTAGCTTTACAGCCGAGCCGCCTGTTTTTTGGACAGGGGTATTGAATGGATATGGCAATTCAGGTATTGAGAAAGAGCTTATACCAGCGTCGGTCAGTACCCTTCTCACGATTTCATCGCGATCGGTATTTGTGCCAATCTCTACACCCGAAACATCGCGATCGGCTGTGCGCTGATCTTGATAGGCAAGTATGCACCCTACTTCGAGGCTAAGAATGTTGCCGCTTGGTGGACTTGGCGGCTTTAGGATGAAGAGTTGCTGACCACTAAGAGGGTGATAAACCAGCGTGCCTGATGAGTTGGCAATTCTGAAAGTAACCAATGCTCCAGCCGCCCAACTTGCCGCAGCCGTAGGGCTAGTTATAGGGATGTAATCATTTAGATCTCTTGATGAGAATCTCAAATTAATTTTGCCATTCACAGGCGCATGGCGCTGTTCTAGGGTTGATGGTTGCTGTAGATCGATAGAATCCATTGCAGCACTGCGATCTATACCTGCAATGATTAGCTCAAATGGGCGAGAGGCAAGATTTGGCATTATCCTACCCCCTGCAAATTAGCAATTTCTCTAAGGACCTTTGTCATATCTTTCATAGGGTCTGGAGTTTGCACCGTGAGATTTCCAATGTTTAAGCCGTTTTGGTTGGTGGTGTTATTGGTGTTTTTGGTGGTTGCTGAGTTAATTCCAGAGGTCAGCTTATCGATATTGTTGCCAGTATTTTTAATCCCAGTTTGCAGGGTTGGCTGTGCAATGCCCACAGCACCAAGCAGATTTGCTTTCTCCAGCTTGGCTGTAGAAAGGATTGCAGCTACTTGAGTAGCGTTTTGCAAATCAAGGGCGCGTTGCTGATCCTTGAAAGCTGCCTCAGTATCTAGCTTGGTTTTTTGAGCCTGTGCATCTAGGTCAATTTCACGCAATTTCGCCGCAGTGCGAAGCGCTTCGAGTTCATTCTCAAATTGCAATTTGACTGCATTGGTTTCCGCTTCCTTTTGCTGCTTAAAGGCTGCTAACTCTGTTTCTTGAGCTAGCTTTAAGGGTTGAAGCGTGCCTTGCTCAAATTCGAGTTTTTTGGCATTGACTTCTTGCTCCAGAGCGTCTCTCTGGGGCTTGAGTACATTGGTCTCAAAGTTGAGCGCATCGGCTTTCTGAGCCTCCTTAAACCCAACATCAAGAGCGCGTTGGGTTTCCTGAAAGGTTGCTTCTTGAGCCTGTTTCTTGGCATTGTACTCAGCATCCTTAATGCGTTCTTGTTCGGCGAATTGAGCCTTAGCCTTTGCCTCCAATTCAGCAAGGGCTAGTTGAACTTTCGCCGCATCTTCTTGCGAGGAAATTTGCCCAACGCCTGCGATTTGCTTGGCTTGTTGAGCGAATTGCTCTTTGGTTGCATTGGTGTCCACATTTGTGGACGCTACAGTCGCCTTAATCCGATCTTCTTCGGCAAATTGTTGCTGAAGTTTGGCGGCTTCTTTGGGATCAGCCGTGCCTATCTTTGCCTCACGGTCAATTAGGCTCTTTGCACCCGTAAGGCTTTCGTTGAATTTCCTCTCGTTTTCTTGCTTTTGTTTCTGGTACTTGGTATCCGCAGCTTCTTGCTCTTGGCGGAAGCGATCGGCATCGGCTTGCCGATCGCTTTGGAATTGTTCGGCAAGTTTGGCGCGATCAGCCTCTGCATCGGTTTTCTGTTTCTCAATGGCGGCTTCGCGAGTTTCCTTGAAATCAGCGATCGCCTTTTCACCTTTGAGTTTTTTCTCGTTAAACGAGTTTTCGAGCCTATCCTGAAACTCGCCAACCTCTTTGGCTTGCTTGATTTTGAGGTTATCCAGAGCCGCATCGCGCTTAGTCTCGATCCCTTTCTCTTGGGATTTTTGCTCATTGCCTCTGAGCAAGTCAGATTTCTTTGCACTTGCCTTACTGTCTATATCTGCCTTTGCTTTGGTGAGTTTTTCTTGTTCCGCTAATTGTTCCTTGATTGCCTTGGTATCAGTCTTAGTTGCCTCAGCATTAAGCTTTTTGGCGCTACGGATTTTTTCTAATTCAGCAACTTGCCCCTTCAATGCATTTGCTTGAATTTCATAATCCTTTGCAATGTTGAGAGCGGTCTGTTTTTGCGACGGATCTGAGGCTTTTGCCGCAATTTCATCCTGTTGTTTTTTGAGATCCTCAAGTTTCTTAATATCTTCTTTAGCAATATTTAGAAAACCTGTTTCCTTCTTATCATCAGCGTTTCCAGCCTTACGGGCTTCCCCTAACGCCTTTAATTTATTGGCAAGCTTGAAAGTCTCGTTACCACTGGTTTGAGCAGTAGCTGCATTAGTCTCTAGAGCCGCGTTTAATTCTTCAAGATCCTTGGTATATCGGATGAAATTGATTGCGGCTAATCCTGCGGCAAGGATGGCAATTGCAGCGATCGCAGGGGCGATCGCAAGATTTAATGTTCCCGTTGCGATCGCAGCAAGGTTAATTTGTCCAGCCGCCGCCGCCGAGGCTGTGCCAAGCGCAGCTTTGCCAGCCGCCGCCAATCCAGAGAGTGAGATATTTGCAGTGAGAAAAGTGTTTAGTGTTCCCAATCCGCCAGAAAGCAAGGTTAATCCTGCCAATGTAGGACTTGCAACGGCAGCGATCGCAGAAATGGCAGCTCCAAAAGCCGCCGCCGCCGCTCCTCCTCCAACAAAAACCGCGATTGCAGCCTGAACAGGTTGAGGCAAGCCATTAAACGCCCGAATAATGGCAGTCGTACCCTGTACAACTGGATTGGTAACTGCGAGGATCTTCTCTCCAAATTGCGATAGAGACTCGTTTAATTCATTCTGTAAAGCCTTGGCACGCCCACCAACTGAGTTAGCCACTGTATCAAAGTTTTTGGCGGCTAGCCCTGCGGAATCCGCCGATCCTGCAATATTTGCTTGCAACTTCGCAAAGCCATCACCCGCCGAAGGAGCGATCGCAGACACAGCCTCAACCGATCCAAACAATTGGACCAGGTTCTCAGCCGTATCTGCACCCTTGGCATTGAGATCGCCCAAAATGCCAGATAAGCCTTTGGTTTTCAGCGCTTGAGCGTCAAAGGATATGCCTAACTTCTCAGCAAGTTTGGAAGCTTCTGAGCTAGGTTTCAAGGTTGAAGCGATCGCCTGTCTGAGTCCGCTAAAGGTTTGGCTAGCTGGGACACCTGATGCCGTTGCAGTGGCAATAAAGCCGTTTAGTTCGTCCAGTTGTACGCCCGACTGCGCGGCTATTGGAGCAAGCTGTGCGATCTGCCCTGCATACTCATCAATCGTGATAATCCCGTTTTGCTGAACCGATGAGAACTTATCGACAAAGCTGGCTGCATCATCAGCACTTCCACCATAAGCGTTAAGCGTCGCCACCAAAGCCTTAGTTACCTTATCAGCATCGGAGAATCCACCAACCGCCCCCACAGTGGCAGCTTTTAAGATTTTGGAGGATTCCCCAGCCTTAGTAAACCCACCAGAAAGCGCAGTGTAACCACCATTGGCAAGCTCAGCCGAACTTGCTTGAAAGCCTAACTCTTTCGACAAACCACGCAACTCGCCAGCAAGGGCTTTACCCGATTCGCCGATGGTTGTTAGTTTTACCCTTGCCGCATCAAACTCCTTAAAGCTTGCCACCGCATCATCTTTAAGCTGAGTAAGCACCCCAGAGATAGCACCAAAAGACTCACCGATCGCACGCAACTCAAGGGCAGTATTTTTCGGTACTTCAATGTCAAGCTTGACCTTATCAATCCCTCTCAATTGAGTCTTGATTTGAGCAAGATCGTTAAGTGCTTTTTCTTTCTCTACCTGTACTTGAGCCGTAATTGGCTTAGCATTTAGCTCCTTAAGATTCGCTCGAATTTTATTAAAATCATCAAGAAGCTGATCCTTTTTAAGATCAAGAATGATTTGAGCCTTTGCCTTATCCAGAGACATAATCTCAGCACGAGACTGAGCAATCCCCTTTTTGAGATCCTCAGTACTCAGCTTGACTTTTAGTTCTAGATCCTTTGACATCACTTAATCACAGATATATTTGCTATTCAGCACTTAATTACAAACAAATGACATTTAATTTGCCTGCATCAAAAGTATTTGTAGGCGCAAAAGCTCGAAGAATATTTAAAGAGCCATCAAGCGAAACTGAGCCACTGACAGAAAAAGCCAATGGGAAAGCACCAGAGCTAAAACTACCGTTTGCTGCCCATGTATTTGTAGATGTGTCGATTGAGCTAAAAAGAATTGATCCACTTGTAGTGTTGGCGGCATTGCCAGACAAGATAGGGAAGGATGTAGAAATATTTGCTGCCTTACATACCGCCCCATTCTCGGCAAAAGAAGCCGCCCCTGAATACCCAGTAGCTTTAGGAACACCTGAACTTCCAAGCCGAAAATTTAGATTTTCAGTCCCCGAAAGGCTTAGACCAGAAAGACTGCAAATAATAATCCTTACCCAAGAGGGAATTACATAATCAACAACTGAAACAGCGGAGGGAGATACAGGTGAACCAAGGGTCAAAGGCTGCGAAAGTTTGGCTGGAGTGACCGACTGATCAGCATATTTCGCCGTAATAATGGAGCCATCAGCGATCGCACCGCCACTATCCGCCGCGATCGCCATAATGCCCAAACGCAACAAATCGGGGCGCTGCCTCAGCTCATCATTGCTGTAAGTAGTCCCCATCAAGGCATTTATAGCGGTGGCGATTTCGGTTAGGGTCATGATGTTTGCTGCGATCGCATCAAGGGCGATGGATATGAGATCGGGGCGTTGCAACAGCTCTGCCTGAGTTGGCGAGTAGCCAAAGAGACCGTTAATCTTGCTGGAAATATCTGTAAAGTCGGTCATTTCGCGGCTAACCTGATTAAATCTAAATCCAATTCACGCAGCGCCCAACTAGGAATCTTGCCTTCTTTGCAGAGATCTAGAATCATCTGAGCATGATGGCGATCTATTGTGTCCCTAGCTGTATCCAGCTTTTGCAGCATCGCAACCACGTCAAAATCTTCACTCTGCAAATCCTTATTCTGATTGAAGCGAGAATGAACAACCGCAAAATTTGCAATCGTGGCTGTGAGGTAAGCACTGCGATCGCGCTCAAATCTCTCAAGCGCATCTAGAGCCTGCTCAATTAAGTGAATTGGGCAGTTTCCAAAGTTTCGGGCGTTAAATCTTGGCTCGTTAGGGTATCCGAGCTGGAGTCGCCAGAATATTGCTCCCCAGTCTGGCTTTGAGTCTTTTTTTCAGCGTCAGCATCAAAGTTTTTCCATTGCTGAAACTCTTGCTTTACCCACTCATAAGCCGCCTCAAAAACATGCAGTGGGATATCCCCTAACAATCGTTTTGTAGACTCCAAATCGTGTTGTTTGCGTGAAGCAATAAACAGGCAAATAACATCAAAATGGAAAAGCATAGGATCGCTATCCGAATCCACGATTTTGGTGTAAGCCATGCTTTCATTAGGAGTCACACTGCCATAGGCAGGAATCTCAATTCCACCAATGAGCAAAGGTGGGTAAGTCTTTTGGCTAATTTGAAGATCAAAGGGCAGCATTTATGAAAACCTTGTAAGAAGTACCGATTTTTATTTGAGAGAGGTCGATCGCAACAGTGCGATCGCTATCCACATCCTTGAGCCTGACTAAGCCTTTTTGCGCCCTAAGCACCAAAATGCCAATTGAGAAGCTGTCACCGTCTTGAGTAACAGCCCCCAACCAAACATCCTTAGCTTGCAGCGCTCTAAATTTCATTAGTACAGTGGCTTAGCTGGTGTATTCAGAATTTGACCGTAGAACTTGTAGGAAAGCTCGTTAGAAACAAACCCTTCTACGGGTCTAGCCTTATTACGGCTTGTGATAACCGCTGCACCCTCTTGAGTGCGACGTGACCAACCATCTCTGTATTCTGGATCAAGGAATTTCAGCCAAACTTCCAGCCCATTCTCAGAAGCATATTCAGCAGTAGAAGCCCCTGGACAACGTTCAAAGAAGTTACCGCCTAGACTCCCTTCAGTAGCCGTGCTAGTCACGACCCCATCAGTCTTACCACCACTATTAAAGGTGGTAAATTCCGCAGTAGCCGCAGTTTCGTTAGAGTCAGCCGTTGTGCGATCAAAGAATTCAACAGGATAGCCAATCTGAGAACCAGCAGGAATCGCTTCATCCAGAGCCGCAACGCTTAACGAGGTCGCCGCCACAGCCGCATTTGCTGTAAGTTGCAAAAGATATTCAGTGCCATCTTTATCAACAGCTTGCATGAATTGCCCTTTCTGGATCGCGCCTTCCAATCCCTTCAAAATGGTGATTGAAGTCGCACCCTTTGCGATCGCAGTGGTGTTACCAGCCGTCGCCACAATCACAATATCGCCAACAGTGGTGGTCCCAGTATTAGCGAGAGTAAAGGTTTCAACGGGATTATAAACATCGTAAATCCAATCATCGCCCGTAACCAAACGAGGATTTTGAGCCGTGCATCCATGGATTGCAGTTTCAGCATTAATCAAATCAATCAATTTATAAGCAATTGATTTGGGGCTATCCGTAGCCTCTGCAACTACCGTGTAAGTATTGCCAGCAACCATATTGACATAGCTATCATCAGCAGTCACATCAACGACTTTAGCCGTGCCAAGAAAGCCGCCAATGTAAAGCAACTGATCAACAGGCTTAACCCGAATACCTTTAGGCAATAAGGCTATCTGTACACCCGTTCCACGACCTAAAAGCGGTACGTGATTCCTTAACTGTGGCGCATTTAAAACACCCATTCTCTAAACCTCTAGTAAATCAAATTCAAATTCTTGGATATAGATCCAAAAGCCATCCAGCATCTGAGGAATTGTGGGCGGCTTCTCCCGAATCAAGCGCATAGGCTTCACGCAAAGCCGCCCAAATGGTTGATAATCCCGAAAGCGATCCTTAACCGCGCCCAACAATGGATAGGCTTGATCGTGAGTACTGAGATTCGCATAGCGAACCACAAAATCAAATCGGAAAGTGCTAATCACTTGCCCCTGAAAGGACAAAACCTCAGAAGGCGAAACACCACTGTAATTAATAAAAGCTTGCCCTGATTGCATCGGTTGACCAAGCTCGTAAGCATTGAGCTTAGCCACACTCACGCCATTCTCAGCGCAAGTGGGCGTAACCCTCGCAATCAAATCATCTTCCAGCAATTGCAGATTAGTAGCCATTGAGGGTGCAATCTCCAAAGTAACTAGTTCTCGTACCCACCGCACCATCCAAAACATTAGTAGAAATGGCAACTTCAGGGTCAGCGCCCGACAAGCCAAGGCTCATCTTGCACTGACCAATCAGCAAGAGTTGCTTCATCGCATCTTCGTACCGCTTCCGCACATCCTCACGGGACTGCACGCTATCCATCTTGTAGCGACAGATATCAAGCTCAAAGGTACGCAGCAAGGGAGGAACGACAGCAAAGGGCATTTGCGCCGCAACAGTTGCACAAGTGGAAATCATGCCATCTATCAAAGCCTTGGCATCCTCTTGGCACTGAGTCAGCTTGGCGGTATTAATCGCCGTTGCTGTCGGTGCATAGAGGTTAGTGAGCATGATTACCTCACGCTCACCAAAAGCATCAATAAAGTCCTGTTGCGTCGCGTAAGTCATTAGCTGTCACCGTTTACCAAGTCTTTGAGAGCCTTACCAGCGCTAAACTTAACCGCCTTAGTAGCAGGGATGGTCATTTCTTCGCCAGTTTGGGGATTTCTGCCTTTGCGTTCATCGCGATCGCGCACTTCCCAAGATCCAAACCCAACCAAAGTCACCTTGTCACCAAATGCAACAGCCGTCTGAATTAGATCAAAAGTAGCTGACACAATGGTTTCGATTTGTTTCTTGGTGATTGGAGCCTCGATCTGCGCTGCGATCGTGTCAATCAGTTGACCTTTATTCATCGTCAGAATCAATCCTTCTCTTGCTAGTTTTTTTAACAGCCTTTGGCGCTTCTTCTTCCGCCTCTGCCTGAGTTTCTTGCGGCGCTGGATCTGGTACTGATTCACCTTTCACCTCCGCAACAATTTCCACAGACTCCACAATTGTGGACAAAATCTCAACGATCTTGTGTTGGGCTAGATCATTAGCCGTTTTTACTGGCAATTCAATCTCAGCACCTCTAGGATGCTCAGTGCCATAGTGGACAGGGTGCAAGCACCTAACTTTTAGGGTTGTAGGTTCCATTTATTTTTAAATGAGTAATTTGCTTAGAATGCTGGCTAAATCAAGGGAAATCAGGGATTAAGTCGTAAGCACGTCGCGAATCAAGTAACCTGCCAATCCATTGGATGGCAAGATCTCAACCACAGACTCACCAACCATCACCTTCATCGAACCACGAAGCCCTTTATCCTCAAGCATCACAGTTTTTGCAACGCGAGATTCATATTCAGCCGTCGCCGCAAAGGTGACACCACCTTCAAGAGGATCAATAGATCGATCAATGTAAATCATGGAGATATGATTTCCCCAAATGCGATTAAAGCTTCCCGATTGACCTTTATTTGATGTGTTGACTCGTGGACCAGCGATAAGAACTCGCTCAACTTCCAAAAGATCTGCAAGCCCTTGGAGTGAAACCACGCCATTTTCTTGCCGAGAATCATTTGTAACGCCCGTAATCGCCTCTGGATGGCTTCGCAAAACGGTAGCAACTTGGCGAGGCAGAATGACAATGTTTGGGCGGATTAACGGCACATCCAAAGCCTTACGCATTCTAAGGATGGGCTTGGAATTGGTGTAATCGTCAAACTTTTCCGTAGGAGTCGAAATCGTGACATTGTTGACGTAATTTGCCGCAGTAGTTAGCTGATTCGCAACCCGAATTTCACGGTTCAAAGCAACTTTCTTAACAAGAGTAAGAGCCGCCCGTTGCTGCCTTTGGTAAGGAATATCAGTTCCTTGCTTCTTGTTTTGCAAAACCTCGGCAAGTCCTCTATCTCTAGTAGAGCTAGATTCTTCTTCGCCAAAGACGCGAATCTCATTGAAATCGCCATTGTTGCCGATCGTATCATCTTCCTTATTAAAGGTATTTGATGGATCGACCTTGTACCATTTGAAGGATTCAGTATCGACATTAAAACGAGGGCTGACTTCTTCAGCAATAAACCCCTCGTTCTCATAGGCAATCACCAAGGCTGTTAGCCTTGGATGGATTGGAAATTTGGTACTTTGTGGAGCCACTAGCTATCACCTGCGAGTAAAAAGAAAATTTTGCGACTTAGAGCATTTAGCTCAAATCTAGTGAACGAAAGTTCCTATCGAGTAGATAGTTACCGCTTCAGTTCCAGCACCAACATTGGTCAATACCGCAAGGAATCGGCGTGTGCCTGTAGACGCGATCGTCATCGTGCCTGAGAGCGTCACACCAGCCCCCGCCGTAACGGTAATGGTTTCCGCAGCATCCGCAGTGTTTCGGATCGTGAACTCAAAGCTATGTCCAACCGCCGCCCCTGGAATCGCAGCCACCAACAAAGCCGCCGTAGGAGTGACATCATTGCGACCTGCGCCATTAGGATCTCGGAGGATTAGCCCGCCAAGCAATTGAGCAGCCGTGTAAGTCTCTACACCAGCCGTAGCAAGGGTAGACACAGTGGTAGTGCGAATCGGTGCGGTAGATACTTGATTGGAGATATTGAGTAATACATAGCCAAAGTCGCCAGCAACGCCCGATGTGAGCGCTTTACCAATGGTCTGTACACCAGAATTTGAGGTGACTGCGATCGCACGTCCAACCGAGTTAGCCGTGAGGTTTTGACCACGAGTGACAGTGCCGCCATAGCGAACCTCTGCAATCCGAGTCATTTGTACGGTGATTACGTCACCAACAGCAGTGGATGCTGTAGTTGGATTACCCTCAACATAGGAAATCCCAACAGGGCTATCAGTTGAAGATGTGGCAAGTGTTACGAGGTCATCTGTAGTCCCCATTCGGACGATCAAGCCATGCCCGATCGCACTGGTTTCCACCGTTGCCTCTTTCATTAATCCGCGAGTAAGTCCGAACATTATTTACCAGCCTCCACAAGATTTTGGGCTTCCGCAAAGCTGATATCGCGCCCTTCAGCCTTTGCCTTAGCAACCCTTTGGCGAATCAGCAATGCATATTCTTCAGGGTCGCTAGGGAGCGATGTGTCACCAGTTGGCAACTCGTTAAATTCAATCAATTTAGGGCGATTTACAAAGCTTGCCTTGTAAGTCTCAAGTAGGGTTTGAGACTTAGTTTCGCCACCTTCTGAGAATTCAATCGGCTGAGAAATGCTAGACAACGACATCAAAGCCGCCACAGTCTTATCTTTTTCATGGGGGTATGCCTTTCCAGCACCAACCATCCCATCAAACCATTCAGCAAACTCATGCTCTTTGAGCGCTTGCTCACGCTTGGCGATATCCGCCTCACGCGCAGCTAGAGCCGCTTCTTTTTCTGCAAAATCAATCGTCACTGGTTTATCACCTTCGCTATAATCCATCGGCATTTCAGGCTTAATGTCATCCTGAGCCGCCGACATTTTCAACCCATCGATCGCATAAATAGGAATCACTTGATCGGCTGTCTCCAAATTGAATTTAGAGATCATCCATTCCCGCAAATTGGAGAATAGACCAGCGATCGTCATGTCATCCCAATCCATGAAATCGATTTCGCCAAATTCCAAAACGCCTTCTTCAGCCTCTGCAAAATTCACAGGCTTCATACCCTTAACGGCAGGAGGCATCGCACCAAGGAAACCCACATGGCGCAGATAGTAAACGCCTTGAACTGGGTTGCTGGGGCTATCAGGAGCATAGAAGCTGGCAGAAATCTTTTTGTATTTACCAGCCTTCACAGCTTCAGCGAATTCTAAATCGACTTGATTAGGGTCAGCAAAATAACTATCACCCTCAACCCTCACACCACCGATCCAGCCATAGGCAGGATCATCATGCTTAGGATGCCCGATTACTATGGGAGCTTCATGAAGCTTAGGATCATAGGCTTTTGCACTCGCCACAAGTTCGGCTTCGCTAAAAGCCAAGGTTTCGCCACTAGCGCTTACATGTTTTCCTGCCTTAAAAATTTGTAGGGTTTTCATAGCCAGAGATTCAATAATCCGTTTATTAAATCTCTCTTTTAAACTGTTGTGTAGGGTGATTACACACCCTACTAGCAAAGGCTTTCAAGGTATTTAATAATCAAAAACGTACTAGTGACTCTATGTGAAAAATCATTACATTGCACAAATTGCCGCAGCACAGCCCAACCCGTCGCAATCAGGACAGATATCGATTAGCGTTGAGCAAATCCTAATTGGTTCAGCCGTCCTAGTTGGCGGCGCAACTATTGGCGTTGTCAAATGGTTTGTATCACGCTCTATAAGGCAGTACGAAGACACAAACAAAGAGCTAAAAACTGAGATTTCTAACCTAAAGAAAGAAATTAAAGGGCTTGAAGACACTCTTCACAATCATCAAAGAACCGCAGATTTTCGCGCAGCAGAAATAGATCGCAGATTTATCGAACTCAGCAATAAGTACGTAGATCGAGAGGATTACCTAAAACATCAAACAACTTCAGATTTGAAGCTGGACTCTCTGCATAAGAGACTTGATGAAATCATGGCAATAATTTTAAGGGGCAAGTCGTCGTGAACCAATTAAAGAACATCAAGCTTAGGGAGATTCGTTATGCCATAATCCTTTGCCTTTACAATTGGGGCGAAACGGGTGCTAACGAAAACACCTTTAAGTCTATTTGCGATTCGATGAAGTACGGGCTTTCAAATGCCGAAATCAGAGAACAGCTTTTCTATCTAAGAGATTTGGGATACTGCAATATTGAAGATCTGCCTTCAGGGATTAAGCACGCGACCAGAACTCATAAATCAATTGATTTGGTGGAATACAGCCCCGATCATAACTGTCCTACAAGCATCGAAAGACCTCCCCAAGAATGGTTTAAGCCATGAAGCGATCGCTATTCGACACCTTGCCAGAGGCAATCAAAACCCAAATCCACAAGCTATTCAAGGATCGCAACTTTGCCGATTTTGACGGACTCACCGAAGAAATCAATAGCATCCTTGAATCATCTGGGTTTGAGGTGCAATTCTCTCGATCTACTCTGCACAGGCAAGCCCAAAAACTAAAGAAACTCCTAGATGAAATCAGGGAGTCACAGGAAGCTAGCGCCTATCTGATGGAAGCCTTTCCTGATGAGGATAAAACGACTTCACAGGCAAACTTAAGGTTATTGGGTGACTCGATCTTTCAGCTTCAGATGGACTTGAGAGGGCTTAGTGATGAAGAGCTATCGGTAAAGCAAAAAGCCAATCTCTACAATCAGATCGGCTTAGCACTAAGCAGAGCCTCAACCTCAGACATCACAATTTCCAAGTATCGTGATGAGGTCAAGTCCAAGATTGAGGCTAAATTCGCAGACATCGCCCCTCGTACTGGCATCGATCAAGAGACTTTGCGAGTCATTCGCGAAGAGATTTACGGAATTGTGTCTTAGCTTTGTCCACAAATTGTTTACAAAAATCTTGACTGCAAATGCTCCACCCTTTTCTATCAAGCGATCGCCTAAAAATTACTGCATTCTTTGCGGTAGCAGGCTTAATTCAAGCCCATCAAAACCGCAATTTATCGAAGTAGAGCTAATCTCTAGCACTTCGCGCCCAAAAGCCTTGATTTGCAATCCATTTTGTCCCCAAGAGTTTGTAGATAACTAAATGCAAAGCGCGATCGCCTTACTCCCATATCAGCAAAAAAGCTTCCTAGATCGCTCAAGATTTAAGGCTCTTTTTTGGGCGCGTGGCTGCCGCAAAACCTTCACCACAACCCTTGAAATTGTTGACGATTGCCACGAAACTGAAGCCAAAGGCGGACGTACCCAATGGATCATGATCTCGCGTGGGGATAGGCAAGCATTAGAAAATCTCGCAGAGGCAAAACGCCACTGCAAGGCATACTCAATGGCAGCAAGTGAAATCGTTGAGCTAGAGCTATGGTCTGAGAATCTACAAAAAACCGTCAAGGGGCGCGAAATTACACTTCCCCAAGGCTCCCGAATCCTATCCCTTCCCCCAGTTCCTGACGTAATTCGGGGCTACACATCCAATGTTTATTTGGATGAATTTGATATTTTACCCACAGCCACCCAAGAGGAGCTATGGAGAGCCGCTTTCCCAGTATTGCGCGGTACAAGGCGCATGATCATTTCAAGCACTGGCAAGCACAAAGGCGGCAGATTTTATCGCATTGTCGAAGACGATCAAGACAAGGTTTGGAGTGTCCACAAAATTGACATCTTCCAAGCCGTAAAACAAGGCTTACCCTTCAATATCGAATTTGAGCGCAAAGCCCTAGCCGATGAGGATGGATGGGCGCAGGAATACGAACTTAAATGGCTTGATGAAGCTAGCGCATGGCTATCCTACGAACTGATCACCACTTGCGAAGCAGATCTTGAAGAATCAGGCGAAACTACCCTAGATAGCTACCCCACTTACATCGGATGGGATATTGCAAGAAGGCGAGATCTATCAATCCTGTGGGCGCTTAAGAAAGTTGGCGACGTGATGGTAACACGTCAAATCATCAGAATGAAGGGAAACACCTTCAAAGAGCAAAGACTAGAACTAGAGCGACTCATCAAGCTCTACAACCCCCGCCGCATCTGCGTAGACCAAACAGGCATGGGCGAGGTGATTGTGGAGCAACTGCAAGATACCTACGGCAAGTACTACGTTGAAGGCGTTCTCTTTACAGGGGCAGTAAAGCAGGATTTAGCCATCCTTACCAAGCAGAAATTTGAGGATCGCTTAGTTCGTATCCCCTCAGAATCCGACATTCGCGACTCTCTGCACTCCATCAAAAAAACCGTCACCGAATCAGGCAACTCGCGCTTTGATGCCGAGCGCTCAGAAGCAACGGGTCACGGTGACTACTTTTGGGCGCTTGCCCTTGCCCTCCATGCCGCCGATGAAGGTTTTGCACCCTTCGAGTTTGAGCTTGGCGAAGAACGCGAAGACAAGGCGATCGCAGATTACGGCAACTACAACCTGAGAGGATTTTAGAAAATGGCTGATGACTTTTTGACCAAAGAGCAGAAAACTCCGCTACTGGATGCAGAAATAGCAGGCGTAGATAACGACATCACTCGCGGCTATCTACTGCCCCTACTCGACAAACAAGATCCCGTACTCGATCAGCATGGTGGCAATGGTGCTGAATACCTTGATATTTATACAAAAGTCCGCAAAGATCCCCATGTATCAGCCTGTTACTTTCAAAGATTTAGCAGACTGATTAGATTTCCTATTGAAGTAATTGCCGCATCTGATTCAGCAATTGACCAAGCCGCCGCAGACTGGTGGCGAGTCCAGATGCCAAAGCCATCGATAGACAAAGATGCCGCGCAATTTAATATCAACAAAATCCCGATGGATGACATCACCACCAAGATGATGTTTTGCAGGCATTACGGGTTTAGTCTTGGCGAGAAAATGCTCACTAAGAAAGCTGATGGCTTGATTTATCTGGATATCAGCAAAGGAGCCATCAAGGTAAGGCGACGCGATCGCATCAAATTCGACAAAGAAGGCAAGCCAAGATTAATCACCCTTGGCAACATGTACGAAGGTGAACCGATCCACGAATCTCGCGCATGGGTAATGCGATGCGGTGGCGACAATAGCGACAATCCCTATGGTGAAGGGCTAGACCAAATCCTTTACTGGCTGACCCTCTTTAAAAGAGGCGCGACAAGGCATGAGCTAAACTTCCTAGACAATTTCTCACGCCCAAGCGCCAAAGTAGAATATCCTGCAAATGCCCTCAAAGAAGAAAAAGACAAAGCTAAGGTATTAGCCCAAGCACTTGGAGAGGGGCGCTCAATTTCCCTAGCTCAAGGCTTTGCAGCCGAATTACTGCAAACCACTAGAGGCACAGCCGATTTTGCAGGCTTACAGGAACGGTGCGATCACGCGATCACGCTCCTGATTTTGGGGCAATCAGGAACCACTGAGAACGGTGCATGGGCAGGCACAGCCGAAACCCATGAGAACGTTGCGAACGATATTGTTGTTGCTGATGGCGACTTCTTCAGCGAAAGCTTTTATCAGAATGTATCCGTACCAATCACCTTCTATAATTTCCCCAAAGCAAACGCGCCCTATATCCGATATCGCACTGAGCCTGAAAAGGACATTGATACCAGAGTCAAGCGCGATAAAGAAATCATTGATTTGGGCGGAAGGCTAACACCTGAGAAATTCACAGAGATCTATGGCGATGGCTACGAATACGACGCTAATAAATCAACACTCAATGGCGCACAGCTTCAATCGCTAACTGCAATGATTACCGCCGCCAGCACAGGACAAATGAATCCTGACAGCTTGCTTCAGATCATGGTAAATACGATGGGCGTAACCTTGGAAGCAGCAACAGCGATCATCGCACCAATCCGCAATCAACCACAACCGCAAAATTTAGCGCCACAGGACACGACACCACCTCCGCAGATACCAACACAAGGTCAAAGCCAAAATAACGCCCCTAACGCTCAATTCTCAGAGACGGTTGCTGAGCGAAGCCGAAGCATCCGCAGTGGTGAGATTTATGATTTTGCCGATCGCCCCAAAGAACCCGACACAGTAGAGCAAATCGCCTCTAATCCAGAGCTTATAGATGCTTACGCCGCCCATGCCGCCAAGTGGCAAGAGCGGATAAATCTCGCCTATGCAGAGAGCGCCGATGCCGTGGAGTTTCAAGAGCGATTTGCAGGGATATTTGAAGGCATGGAGCGCAGTCGCCAAGAGCTAGCCACCAAATATGCACAGGCGGATCGCGTAGCGAATCTTGCAGGGATAGAGGAGGCGGAGGCAGATGGCATTTGATTACAAATCCGCGCCATTTGATGAAGCAATTTCCTACCTTGAGAATAGGATCGCTTTGCCATCTGAGCGCTGGAACGATTACAAAGACTCAGAAGCCAATGCCGCGTTTTGGAGTGCGGGCGCAGTTGATGCAACTCTGGTCAGCGATCTGCAAAAATCGGTAACTCGCGCCATTCAAAACGGCACACCCTACGACTCGCCCGAATTTGCGGCGCAGATTGCCAATTTCTCAGAGCAGTATGGCTGGGATATCAAGGGCGGCGCAGATTGGAGAGCAAGGCTCATCCTCACCCAGAATTTACGCCAATCCTACGCCGCAGGAAGGCACGATCAGCAGTTTGATCGTGATGTCATGAAGTTGCAACCCTATTTGCAATATCTGCACTCAGATTCTCGCGCCCCTAGACCTGCACACGTTGCTTTAGATGGAAAGGTATTCCGCAAAGACGATCCCATCGTGAGCAGCATTTATCCGCCCAATGGATTTAATTGTGGATGCAGCATGGTATCTCTATCCCAACGTCAGCTTGATAAAAAGGGGCTAGATGTGGAGCAAATTGCCCTTGGTGATACTTTGCCCTATGTGGATGGTAATGGGCAGACTAAGCAAGCAATTATCGAGCCTGATACTGGCTTTAATGCCGCGCCATCAAGTAACGCCGAGCAGAGGATTGTCAATCTGGCTAGGATTAAGGAGCGCTTACCGCGTTCCTGGGGTAAGAGGATCGATAATGCCATTCAGTCCTTACTAAAATTCTTCTCATAAAAAAACAGGCTCAGAGAAAACCTCTGAGCCTGTTTTTTTTATGAGAATCTAATCCTTGAAGATTTGCCTCACGACATTGGAGCAATCGGGATACTTATCCAAAAAGCGCTCCACCGTTTCCAACAGCTTCACCTTTTCTTTGACAGTTGCCTGCTTCAAGGCTGGATTGTTCATCTCACGGGCTTGATCGATGGTGATTCGCACATCAACCTTCCCAGAGCCACCAATCTGCTTCAGCTTCTCTTCGCAGTCTAGAAAGTAGCGACGAACGCTTGCGCCTTTTTCGGTTCCTGCCATCATTGCTAACTGCTTGAAGCAGTTAATTGTTAACATTATCAATTGCTTGGAACGCCCACCGTCTGGACTTTTGCTCCACTTGCGGCAAAAGTCTTGACCTTCAACAAAGCTCTTAACAAGCTTGTCTTTAGCATTGCTTTTCCTTGTGTAACCGAGCCAAGCCCAAGCAACATCAAAGTCAACTGGGAACTGCTCTTCAGATTGGAGCAACCCAAACACGTAGTTTTGCGAGATTTCAGCAGCACTCATCATTCAACACCTCCAGTAATTTGTAAACGTAGATCCATGACTTGCTCATGGCAAAGCTCGACTTCATCAAGGATGCGTTGCAGCAACACCTGATCACCACCATTGCCAATCGACTTGTTGAAGATTTCTTCTTGATAGTCGTTGTTTTCAAACGCCGCAGACTTGTAAGCGACATGCAGCAAAGAAGCTATATTCGCAAGCCCTGCATCAAGTGCAATCAACTTGTATCTAGGCTCACGCTCTACCTTTGCCTTTGCCTCATCAAGAGTTACAGTCACCTGCTCATCATGGGGATGGGCAGATTCTTGCAAATTTTCTGGGAACACACTAGACTGAGTTTCAGTCATAAAAAATCTAGCCCCTCCTTGGGACTGGTAAATTTTTGAATTAAAGGCGCTGTTTAGATTTCGACTTCTTGGACAGCGCCTTTAATATATGTGTATACTATGAACACGTTTACAGTTTTGTCAAGTCCTTAGTTTTATGAGTATGCGAAATTTAAGGAAAAAAGTAAGTATTAGAGTTGAAGATGTTGCCGAAGCTCTTGGTATTACTGCGTCTACGGTATGGAATTGGGAGCAAGGACGAACTATACCAAGGCTAAGGATTGATCAGATTGCTAAACTATTACGCCTATACAACTGCACATTTGAAGAGCTAGAGCAAGCTGTAGAAGAAACTAGCAAAGTCAAGTAAGAAATATGGAATTAAATTTTTCTCTAGATGATGCTCAACTGCGCTCAGTATTCACCAACTTTGAGCGACCAACGCGCCCACTGATGACCGCGATCGCAAACTTCCTAGCCGATGAAGCACGAAACGCCATCAAAACCCAAACTTCGCCCGACGGCAGCAAGTTTGCGGCGCTCAATCCTAAGTATGCAGCACGCAAGGCAAAAGACAAGAAAACCAAGCGCAACGGCATACTTCAGCAATCAGGACAGCTATTTGACACCATAGCCGCCGAAGCGACTAACGACACTGCGATCGTCAAGACTAACCGCCCAGTAGGGAGTTACGACCTAGGAAGCATCCACCAATTTGGAGCGCCGCGCCGCAACATCCCCGCCCGACCATTTTTCCCCATCACCGATGATGGTGATTTACTGCCCGATGCAGTAGAGGAAATCCAAAGTTTAGCCGCCAATTACTTCAGCCTGTAAGCTTACTCTCTATTGCTGTTGTAGATCTCAACGAAAGCTTTTTTGCTATTCGCACTTACTACACAATTATGAAATAGAGATATTTTTATAATAAAGTCAGTCAGATCGCCTTCTGTCTCAATGTAACGGTTATCTACAATGTCTTCAACAGAGAGATCAAGTACATTGCCATTCTCCGCGATCCATTGGCGAAGATCTTCTGATGCTGTTACGGTGATCTTCATAAAGGAATTACGAATAATTGCATCTCTTTTAGCCTTGCCAGCCTCAAAAGCCTCATCAAAATTCTTTACAAAATCTTCTTTGTACCCAGGCATATAAGCTCCAGTAAATTATTGTTACTCATGCGTTGAAGAGACGCACCCCTCGCAGTTCTAAGCGCTTAGCGCTGCAATTAGCTCTGATTTATTGAGCTTATTCCACTTGGCAATCTTGCGATCGCGACAAATCTTCCGCAACTGGCGAGTATTCATCGCTGCATAATCCACCAATTCGGGCGCATCCTGAGCGGCGCGAAGCGCCACCCTTACTGGAGGGATAATTACCACTTGCCCGACGGCGGGTAAATGGTCAGCCGCCTTTGCCTGTGGTGAAAGCAACATCAGTAAACCATAGACCAAAGCAATCAGCAAACCAAGCAAAGCAATGAGCGAGACATAGGCGATCGCCTCTACTGCGATCGCAAATAATTTCTTAGTAGTCATGACTTATTCCCCAGCAATTAAAGCATTGAGTTCTGTAACGGTTTCCAATTCTTCCTTGATAGACCAGCTTTTAGCATCCGAGTAATAAACCTGATAGACAAAGCCCTCATCACCACAGTCCACAAAAAGGATATTTTCGTTGTCTAGTGCGATTCTCCAGCCAGTGCCATTAATTTCGGCGGTTCCCTCTTGCGTCAGGTTCGCAAGAGCAGTTTGAAGCATAAATAATTTAGCCATTGTCTTGAAAGTAATGTGTCGATTAGGCGGCTCAGGAGGTTTGTAGCGGCTCCTGTCCCATCCATGAGAAATAATGTATACTAACCGTATAGCATCTGTCAACCCCTACCCAAAGAAATTTTATGAGATTCGCTGTCTGTCACCCCGATCGCAAACATTACGCAAAAGGTCTATGCAATGCCTGCTACTCGCAATCAGTCCGCAAAGCCGCCAAAAAACTGCTAAGCGATCGCGACTACGAAGAGCGAAACCGCGAGACTAGGAACGCTGACAGGCTAGCGCGGTATCACAGCGCAAAATCTTGCGAATCCAACCCCGATGCAGATTGTACTTCTTAGCCAAAGCCTCAATGCTGTGAGTAGCGCGATCGCTTCTAATCCTCTGATTACGCTCTTCCAACTCCAAAAACTTGCAACTAGGCACTTCAATCTGCGAACCACCGCACAACTTCGCCAGCTTGTAAGCCGCATCGTAATCCAAAATCGGCAACAAAACCCAATCAAGGGTTGGTTGCTTAGGTATCCAAAGCCTTTGCCCACCGTATTCCCGCACGATCAGCATCACCTTATCAAAGCCGATCGCATCCGAGATATCTTTTAAGCTCTCTGGTAGTAAGCGTTCCATTCGCACCCTATACCACGCAACACTTTCAATTATAGTCATTAAAAAAGCCTAGAAACACGGTGTTTCTAGGCTTTTTTAATATTTAATCAAAAAGGAATATCGTCAAGGATTTTCTCTTTCTCAAAGTAGCGATCGCACTCCGCCTTACACTCATTAATAACCTCAGCCTGAGTGCTAGCCGTGACCATGTAGCAATTAATCGGCAAGTAAGCCCCAAACACATCACCAGCACTGTAGATAAAGATCTTAGTAATTTTCTTTGGGAGAACCTCATAAGAAACTTCATGCAGGAAAACCCAATTATTAGGCACTCTCTTCATTTCCACCTCTAGAAAAAATCATCAGACTTAGTAACATCGACAGGAGGCGCGATCGCTTTGGGCTTCTCAACAGTGGTCAGCACCTCTAGCTCTTTCTTCAGCTTCGCAGCAAGGCTATTTAGCGCCTTCACGGGTAAATGTTGCCATTTCTGGTACTTATTCCCATCCAACTTTCCCACCGCCTCCGTATAGGCGGCTAGCCTTGCCTTCACCTGAAGCAATGCGATCGCCTCACAATCCGTCTCAATCTGCGAAAAAATCGCAGAGAGGTCAACTGGTGGACTTGGTAGCTCGATCGCCATTTTTCTTAGCACCCAACATAAACGCACAGGACAAACTATCTAAAAACGTCTTTCGCAGGAAGTGAAACTCTTCATTAGGCAAGACATCCAGCCCAGATCTAACAAAAAACATCCCAAATTGCGACTTCAAACGCTCCAAATCAACATCCGCAGGGTCATCATAAAAGCCCGAATCAGTCAGGTTTTCCAGAATTTCCAACAGCTTTTCATTCTTAGCCTGAAGCTCAAGATTCTCATGCCTCAATTCAAGGATTGTAGGCAAATGCTCAGTATTTTCAGGCTCGATCGCATCAATCCCAAAGAACCACCGCAAGAAATACCAAAACACCAAAGCCCTTTCAACAAACCACATCCAAATCTTTCTCATCCCATCACCTCCAACTCAGATATCTCAATACCTGAATCCTTTGGCAGCGTTAGCGGATTAACAAATCCTTCTTCTGGGGCATAGCCAAGGCTTATCTCAGACAACTTACGAGCATTGGAATCGCCCACACGCTGACCCGCAACAGGCTCATCCGCAGTAAGTTCAAGCCCAAAAGAATACTCTTCACCTTCGCCATTGCCGATCCCTGCAAAAGCATCAAAAAGCAAATCAGGATTATTTTCTGTTGCAGCTACAGCAATATCATGATTCAGGGTACACATCCTAAGCCCAATCTGCCTTACACAACTTTTAATTTCCTCATCAACAGGAATCGAAATAACTAAATATTTCATTTCAGCGTTACTCCTTTATTTTTTGCCCAACCCTTCAGAGCCTCAATCACAGCCCTCTCATCGTTTGCAGACTTCACCCACTCGATCGCCTCGATGCCAGTTTGCTTTTTGATGAAAGCATTCAGATATCTAGCACCCCGATTAGTGAAACCCGCGTCAGCCAACAGAAACCAAAGTTTAAAGATCTTCTTTTGTCCTGGTGTATTCTCGATCTTGCGAGTTGCCGTTTCAGGCTTGCCCGATCGCGAAGGCTTTTTCTTCACCGTGACCACAAAACCCTCTTTAACAAAGGCATCCAAAACATCTACTAGCTCTAGATAGGTCATATCCCTACAGCTACTTTTGCCAGTGACACCCATCAAAAGCGCCCGATAGCGATCGTCATCAAAGCCAAGATCCTTCTTTGCCAAGTGGATCTTGGCTATCAAGTTTCTCTCAAGGTCACGCACGTCTCACCTCACCAATCAAATTCCAGATAAACCTTTGAACGACCTCATTAGCCGCCTCAAAGTCTTCAGGCTGAACGAACTCATATTCGTCAGGTAAAACCACAAAGTAGCTACCCCAGCCAGAATACTCCTCATCCTCGCTCTTGACCTTGACCGTGACTTTCTCTGATTGCATCACCAACTTGATAGCCTGCATGGGGATGCCATCCTGCTGCAATTTTCCAAGAAACTTAGACATCTTGTTGATGCTGTTTTTGTTCAGAGAGAGGATGGCAGCCATACCACTCTCATCAACAAACGCCAAATCCATCCAAGTTTGAGCCTCACGCCCATATCGGATCGAATTCTGCACAGTACGCACCAACAAAGGCTGAATAATCAAAGAATCAAAAGTCTCGCTATCACTGCGATAAACACCTTCAGACCCATCAAACTGATATCGAACTGGCAAATTAGGATCATAAATAATCCGCTTCTTCGCAGTCTGCGCCCATTCTGGTACTTGCACTGGGAGTTGAACTTGAATTTCAGTTTCCATTTTTCCTTTCCTTAAAACTCATCAGTGACAGGTCTAAAGCCCCTGTCAGACGCGATCGCCTAAAATGCGATCGCGTTTCGTTAGCTACATTTTGTCCAGTCTCTTCAAAGCCCTTTCAAACTTCCTGTTTCTCTTGTCAGCCTCAGATTTTAGATAAGCTGCAAGTATTTCAGGGTAAGGCTTTAGCGCAATTTCCTGCCAAAACCTTGAATTCTCTTCCAGCAATTCGATCCTGATGTCCTTGCGACGTAAATCTTGCTGCATGTCATAAAGCTCCCAAACTCGAAAGCCAGATATATACTCATGTTCGGCAGCGATTTCCTTGCAGTTTTTACAGATATTGCAAGAACATCTAAGGCATAAATAACTAGGATCAGCCTTTGGCGGCTCGGAAGGTTTAGGCTTTGACGGCTTCTTTACTGCCATATAAACTCCACACCATTCAAACTTTTGCCCCTGCGAATATCAAAAATCGCATCTTCGCACTGCCTGCCACTCTCAGGAATCCCATTCTTGAGATAAGCAACGCGACCCACAATCGGATAAATCCTGTGGATGTAAGCGCCCATACCCGCAAATTGCTTAGCCCTTTCTTGGGTTTGGAAATAAGCGATCGGCAGCAAGAACAAACACCGCCCTGAGATATTCAAAAGAGATAGCGACTTCTCTAAGATTTCCAATCCCCTATCAAAAGGTGGATTGGTAACAACCACATCAAAAGTATCAGACCCAAAATCAAACTCTAAAAAGTTCGCGTCAATAGAGAAATAGCGATTATCCTCAAGCTTCGCCGCCCGTTCTTTCAGGATTTCAATAGCCGTAAGCTCATACTCCCAGCCCTTTTCCTCAAAAAGAGAGGCGATCGCCTTAGCAATCTGTCCAGACCCAGCACAAGGCTCACAAATCGACTGCCCACCACGAAGCAAATTAGCGATCGCCCTAGCAATATTGTCAGGAGTCTCCCAAAGATTCTTATCCCAGTCGCCATCATCATCTTGAGCCTGATCTAGCGCCGCTAAAGCCTTATTCAAAGCCTTTTGAGTCGCCTTAGCTTCCCCAACTGGGATCACATAGCCATTGAACTCAATAAACCCATCAGGGACAGGATTCATCGACAAAACACCATGGGTTTTATAGCTAATAGAAACATCAATCATCTCAGGGCTACTCTTGCCCCCCTCTCCCCCACTGGGAGAGGGGCTGGGGGTGAGGGCAGATCCCCCACTAGCGATCGCCTTAATCTTCGCCGCCGTCGCCTTACCCTCAGCACTAGCCTGCTTCCACACATCAGCCTGTTTCTCAGGAGGCACAGCCGCCAAAGCCCTAGCCTGTCCCTCGTTCTCAGGCAAAGCATCAGGCTCAATCCCACTTGCCAACAAATTGTGGACAACCTTAGCCTCACCAATAAGCTGATAAGCGCGAGACTTAGAAAAGCCCCATTTTTTCTCACAGTACTGCTCAAAAGTGCCGTACTGCTTATACAAACCAGCATCCCGAATCTCACGCAAAGAGTCACCAATCAGCGTCCGACCCTTATCAATCGCAAACTCAAGCTGAGTCAACCGCTCAACATCACTTTGAGACATCCCAAACTCATCAACCACCTCAGTTTCAATAAGTTCAAACTGCTCAACAGTAGCAAGAGCTAAAGATGCTGGTTGCTTCTTCCAGGAAACAAGGCGATCAAACAAATCCTGTATCCGAGAAGCATTCTCAGATTGGCTCTTACCCAAATCATCCAGCCAAGGTTTAAGCGCCTTCAATGATTCAGAAAAATCACCATCCTTAACCCCGCTCTCAGCATCACCAAACGCCTTAGCCGATACATGATACTGATCTTCGCGAAATAGCAAAAACGCATCATGCAACCTCATGATCAGCTCGTCTTTGACCTCACCAATAGCCATCTTTTCAGGCTCTTGCAACTCAATCTTTGTAATCATGACCAACTCCCAACTTTCTTAATACTTTCCGAAACAATCCGCGCCATCCGCGCCCGATAATCCTGCGCCGATTCGCCATCCAATCTCTTGAACTGGTCAGGCAAATCCTGTCCCCCTCCTTCCAAGGAGGGGCTAGGGGAGGTCACCGAGGCATGATCAGCACGATGATCAACAGATTCATGGGCAGAATCACCAACGCCGCAAAGCTCAGAAGGGTTAGCCACAACAGCCTTAAGTGCAGGTCTACTTGCAATTGACTCTTGGAAAGCCTCCCATTGGAGAGTGCAGTCATCGTGCCGTTTTTCATTAAAATTCGCTCCATTAATCCAAGATTTAGCCATCACCAACTCAGAAATGCATTCCAGCTTCTCCAGATACTTCTGAATCCACTTCACAAACTCAGGCTCGAAATCAAACTTCCTAGCCGATCGCTGCCAAGGGTCGAGCGTCTTTTCAAACTTCGCCGCCAAAGGATCACGCATCACGCATACCTCGCCGCAACTTCCTTAGCCTTCAACTTATCCAGCGCCGAATCAGGAGCCTTAGCCTTCTGATAATGACCACGCATCCTCACCAACAACCTCACAAGGCGATACCGATAGCTGCCAGCCGAAGATCCAGATCTCTCAATGAAGCCCCTAGCCACAAACTTGCTCATCCTTGAGCTAACCTTGGCAGCCTCCAGCGAAGTGAAACCCTCACAGATACTCCGCATCGATCGCCACTCATCAAAATCAAGCCGCTCATTCAAAGCCGCATACACATCCAACTCAACATAATTGGGCTGATCCTTATCAAATCTATTTGCCTCAACCCAAGTCTGCACCAATTCTTTAGTCACTTGCGAAACCTTCAAAAGCCCCTTCGCATCACGGGGAAATTGCCGATAAATAGCCCGTTGCAAATACTCCAAATCATTCATCTTCTTACTCCTTAAATAATTTATCCAAAGCCCCCCTTTGCAAGGGGGGATCTAAACCAACCGATACATACAATGAGGACGCTTACCAATCCTTTGCACACGCCCGCGCTTGAGCATCTTGCAAAGAATCCAAGCAACGTGATGGCGCTCCTTCGTATTAGTCACACCGTCGCAAATCTCAACAAAAGTTTTGAAGTGAGTGCGATCGCATCTTTGCAAAACCATCTGTGTAGCCGTCATGCCATTTGAGAGAACAACCTGCTTATCAGGGCGCTCAGCGAAAATAACGGCAGGCTTACCCCAAAGCGACCTGACATAGTTTTCGGCAATATTGGGGATTTGAGCTTGATAGGTGCAATGCAGGTGAAAGACTTCATCAAATAGCGCAGGATCGCGCACTTCCGACAAACAAGCGAGTGGCATTATGCAGCCCTCCTTTGTTGGAATACTTCAGACATCTTGGAGATCTCAAACTTGTATTCCTTGGTTTCAGGCTCAAAGCCTCCTGTCAGGCTCCAGCCAAACTGGAGAGCAAATATATGAGCCTCTTCAATCAGAGAGGCAATCCGCCGATCGCAATCCGTGATGTGGCGGCGCAAAACATTAGGTGAATCAGTCAAGTGAGGCGGCTCAAAAGCCTTGCCAAGGTTTCTAGCAGATTCAGTCCGCAAATCATAGATTTCGGTGATCGCAGCCTCATACTTAGCCAGCATCCGCTTAGCCAAAGCCTCTTGCACTTCCCTAGCAGTACGGCTCCGCACATTCTTTCTAGGCAATCTATCCAGCATTGGGATTGACAGATCAAGCTCACGCTCTTCAGCATCGCGAATAAATTGCTCAACCACATGAAACACTTCCAAAGTATCCAATCTAATCAGATCCATCACCTTTCTCCTTTGATTTTTTAAGTCCATCAACCCAGAAATCAACCAATGCCAAAACCTTTCCGCAAGTAACCGAATCAGGGCATTCAACCTCAAGAAAAACGGTTTTATTCCTAATCCCAGTAGTCACCATCAGAGTGTCTTCACTAGGCTTTTTGCGCTTCACTTGGCAATCCTCCAAGCATCAATCGGAAAATGGTCATGCTCATCGGCGTAAAAATCTTCAAGCCAGTCGCCATCGTCAGTCAGATAGCCATGCTCGATCGCACCGTCATTTTCCAAAGCGCGAATTGCACTTTGAACAGGCACTTCACCAAGAAAAGTCGCCACCTTAAGCCATGCGATCGTGCAAGCCTTTTGCTCTCTCAGCACCGCCAGCACACAGTTTTTAACCCCATCCATCAGATCTAAAGTCATGCTCTTACCCTCTTAGATTTCTTAGATAAAGCCCAAAGCTCTTGCAGAAAAAGATTTGAATCAAATACCGAGCCATCCTCAAGGAACAAAGGCGCGATCGCCCCAGTCTTGAGTAATAATTGATAACGATTGCGCGTTCCCACGATCCGCACATTCCTTGGCTCACATCTCGCATACGCAGACCCGACTAAAAGACGTGTATAGCGAGATGCTGTACCTAGGTTTGATTGGGAAACACTAGCCAATTGAGGCAAATCCCAAGAAGCCAAAATGCAGATAGCATTCCAAATCCTCTGAGAAGCGTCATCAACCGCCCCAATGTTGTGATCCTTCAAGCCACTCGCATGAGTGGAAGGCGCATTACCGCCCGTATCCCGAATCAGAGTAAATTCGGTGTTGTCCTTATCCTGCTTTTGCCAGGTCAAATACCCATAGCGGCGCAAAGCCCAGATATAGTGCCTAGTTTCCGTAGCATCGAGGTCAGAGATCTTCACCGATTCAGGAACCTGATTACAGCGCTCTACCACCTGCGATACCGAGAAACTTTTCAGCGATCGCATCGCACACCAAACCTTTTGTCTCTCAAACTGTTTTAGGGCCATAGCTATTTCCTGATTTTTGACTTTTCAACACGCTCGAAATCGGTCAAATGGGTGATGAGGTTGCGAATATTGCCCTCAGTCTTGGCGCAAATTGCCGATAATTGCTCATCAGAAATTGGCACTTCCAACCTTGCATCCGCAATCAATCGCGCATCCTCAAACCCACAGTCCCTAAAGGCAATCTTGCGAACACAACGCTGATCGAAGGCGCGAATACTATCGGATTGCTTTGCTCTCGCCTCAATGTATTGAGGAAAGCGCTCTAGACCAAGGAATACAACGCCGATCTCAGCGTCATCATGGATGCGATAAATCATGCTCAAGATGGTCAAGATCGATTTAAAATCACGACCTTCCACCAAGAGATTTGCTTCATCCAGAAACAAAGTTTTTTGACTGACTTTGAGTTGAGCAACGATGCTTTCATACATCTTTTGCACCGATTCAGAGCGCTGGATGCTTAGCTGGGTGCAAATATCACTCAGCATCCATTTCACAGTCCAAGAAGCGTTTGCAGTAATCACTGCACCACCATGCCGATTCGCCGCAAAAACCATCATCGTGGTCTTACCAAATCCAGCTCTACCAGATGCAACTAAAATCCGTTCTTTGCGATCCTTGAGGGTATCGATCGCCCCCAAGAACTCCAGCAAATTGAAAGTCATCGCGACATTAGTTTTCATTTTGGGTATATAATTCCATTACTAATTGACTCAGTACTCGAAGGGATTGGCGCTCACCGCCAGTCCTTTTGCTTTTCAGCACGGATGCTCACGCCACCCGATCGCGTAATTCCTGATTTAGCATTTCGCGCATTTGCTCAAGTGGCAGATTCACCACCATCGCTACAAATCCGCCATAGCCACCAAGATCGATGGTTTGCAAAAGCCATTCAGTCTCGTTAATTGGGCGATCGCTCATTTGCCAAATACGCAACCAATCGCGACCACTCCGAACCTCTTCAACCACAGGCTTCTCAGCATCCTTCTTAGCTTGCATATCAAGCCATTCTTGGCGCTTAGCTTGCATCTCAGGTGCATCAGTATTCACCACAGGCATATTTGCCGCCGCATCAATTTGCTTGATGAGATTGGCATTGGTTAACTCAACTTCCTGTACGGATTTGAGCGCCGCAACACCACCACCTCTAATCAACCTTTCAGGATGTTTCTCAATCTCCTTCTTGATTTTGCGAACGCCATCCTTAACAGCCTTTTCTCGCTCTTGCAGCAACTGATTTGCCACAGGTTTCGCACTAGCGATCCTTGCTTGCTCTTCAGTAGTGAGAGCCAAATCCCACTTGGCTTTGCAGATAAATTGAGCTTTGCTCAGATTGGTGGTTGAATACACCAAAATCTGATTTACATCATCAGGATCGATACGGATTGCCAACTTCTCACCAAAGTGAGAAATCAATTCCGTAGCCACATAAAGCCGCCCCTGATAGCTAATCCCTCCTTTATTCACGGTTACAGTGTCCTCTCGCATCATTGCGAATAGCAGTGTTTCTTCGAGATTCTTAGGCATCAAAGCCACAAACCCATCAGCCCGAAAGCTTGCCAGCCTTGCCATCGGTGATATCCCTAAGCCTTCATGGACTCGCGAGTGGTAACTATCCACCCACTTATCGATCCAGCCTTGAAACTCAGCGATCGTCCAAGGTAAAACCAAGTCACCATCGCGCCGCTTGCGTAGAGCCTGTTGCATTGCAACGCTATGCCCAGTACTCCAAGGCAGCATTTGCCACTCAGCCGAATGTTGCAAAGTTCGCATGAATCTTTCAATGTGTGGCTTCTCCCAAGGCTGGCGAACAACACAGCATTTCTGCTCAATGCCCATCGCCGTTAGGAAGCCCTTCACATGCTTCGAGATGTAGTCTTTCCCGTTGTCAGTCTTCACTAACTTAGGTAAGCCCCAATCCTTCACACACTCAGCCAACACAAGGCACAGAGCCTCACTATTAGATGTTGGTCTTACCAGCACTTTCACCATGCGAGTAGCAACATCAATGCAAGCCACTAGCGAAGCCCTTACAGGTGCTTCACCAAAGGGACTCGAAAGCCAAACCACATTTTCTTTCTTAGTAGCAAGATCGGCTTTGGTACTGTCGATCTCCCATTTCTGGTTAGGTAATAAACCTCTGGAATAGGAGCCAAGTGCAGGCAGTAAAACCGACTTGTCGCCAGTCCTAAAGGCACGTTGACGCTGTTTGTTAGTCTCTTCTTGCTTCTTCAGCCAGCAAACGATCTGGCTATAGGTTGGGCATTCCTCAAGTCCGAAATGCTCCTTAATCAATCCGCTCTCAAAGGCATGTTGCAAAATCTTCGCAGCCGCCCCGAACTCACGCGATACAGCTTCAGCAGCGATCGCATAGTCAGGGCGCAAATCAAAAAAAGATTCTTTGCCTTGATGCTTTGGGGCTAGTTCTTTAAGGCTTTGCCCTTCCCAATTAGTGAGGGAAGCGCGAGATAATTTGAGTTTGCCTTGAGCGGTAGTTAGCCCGATTCGCACGAACTCAGGAAGCTCGATCTCACCCGCTTCAACCTTCTCTGCAAACTCTTCATAACAAGCCACCTTCTTAACCTTGGGGCTAATCGCCTTACGATCCATCAGGTAATTTTGAGCCATCTGCACAACCTTAAGCCGAGCAAGCGTTACCGCCGTACTCTTATCGCTCTCAACTGGCATCTCAAAAGTCTTGTCGTCAGCGTTTTTGTTACCGTCAACAACATGGTCAGCAGCAATAAGCTCATCAACCAACCTCTGGACTTTATTGAGTTCAACCACTTCAAGGTCAGTAGCTGGTTTGAAATCCTCCACAATTGTGGACAATTCGGCGCGATCGCCAAACTTATCAGCCAAAAAAGCCTTTGTTTCTTCAGGCAGAGAGGAAATGTGGTATTCAATACCACCCCCTCTACCTTGTTTTGGGCGAGAGATCCAGCCCGTTTTATCCATCAAATTTACAAGTCTTTTGGACTTTGGCATTGATGGCAATCCAGCCAACTCGGAAGCGCTAAACCATTCGCTCATGCTGCCACCCTTCTAGGTGCATAACGCCCACCTTTGGCAAGTTCGCGCCGCTTCTCAATCGCAAGAAACAACTCATGAGGAGCCATATTCAGCTTTTGAGCAGCACGATCTAAAGTGTTTGTCGTAAATGGCTGCCCTTTAAAGTAGCGACACCATTGGCTTTTATTTACGCCAGTTGTTTTCGCGATTTCCGAGAGCGGCTCAGTTAAAAATTCACTTATCGTCATTTTTTACAGCCGTCATTCACTAAACATATAGTACATACAGTTGACGGGTAAGTCAATCACTAAAGCGCAATCATTTGACGAAAGATGCAACTAAATAACAAAGAGTGTAGTCTATGCTAAAAACATAAAGTTGACTTATTAGTCAAAAGACAAAGGCAAATGGTTATGAGTGAAGGTTCTGCATTGGATTTCGTGTTTCGTTTCTTTGATTTAGAAGCGAAATCAATTGCAGCCGCAAGCGGAGTGAATCCTGAGACAATTTCCCGCTATCGAAACAACAATAGAGACCTAAAAGCATCAAACCTCATCAAGATACTTAAAGCACTGCCATCTGATGCTAGGCATATGTTTTTGTCCTTGGTAAGCGAGGAAATCGAAATGCCAGAAAATTTAGAGGATATATATTTAGATCCCACTTACTCGATCCCACTTCGATCCCAGTTACTTACAGAAGTGGGATCGAAGTACAAAGCGAAAGAACACTCAAGCATAGATAGCGCAAGCCTATAAGCCAGATCCCACTTAGATCCCAGATCCCACTTATTAACTGGGATCTCCTAAAAGATCCCACTTCCCGATCCCAGTTCTTTTTTGATCCCACTTCCAAAAAGATCCCACTTCCATGACTACCCAAGATCAGCCTAAAACCATCACCATAAAACAAACCGATTACGACTATCTAAAGTACCTAATCGAGTCCCTAGCGATCAATCTTCCCTACAATCAAAAGGTCAAACGCACCCTAAAAACCATTCAATCTATCCATGAATAACAACTATTCAAAAGAATTATTAGTCAAATTCGGTGGCATGGCATTAATAATATGCATCGTCACGCCCATAGTCTACATCAGCGTAATGTCCTACCAATGCGCCACAAACAAAGATTTCGTTTGCCCACCCCCATTCTCATGGGCATTCAAACCACCCGCTCCCAAACCCATCACCCCTCATAACGCCTACACCGAAGCCCAACTCATCGGCATCATCCGAGGCACAGGCGCACGCTGCAAAGAACCAGCCATCGTCACACCCACCACCATACCCAACGGCACAAACTACCTAGTAGCCTGCAACATCGGCACACACGAAATCACCATCACCCAAGGCTCCGAGCCAATCGTCAAAACCCTAAAATTCAACTAATAGCGATTGCCTAAAGTGCTTAAAAGCAAACCCAAATACCGCCCCTACATTTCATCAACTCATTACCAGCATTGCATTTGAGTCCTTAAAAGCAAAACCAAAACTCAATATACAGGTAAGGCGATCGCATAAGTTGTGATACTGTAGTATCCAAGGATGCAAAGGACTGCAAGTGTGGCGAGTGCTTGCAAACAAGGTCTATTAGGAGTTACTTTGTAGATTCGCGGTTAGCAAAGTGAGCCTGCATTCTAGCTCGCCGAACTTTTTTAAATTGAATAACAACAAGAAAGGCGATCGCTGTTGGTGCGATCGCCTTTCTTTGTATGAAAATAAAATAATTTTAATTAACGTATTGCGTTAATTAAAATACTATGCCATACTAATATTCATGAGGCAAGGGCAGCCACCCAAACCTCACTCAAACCCACTAACACAAAAGATTTTATCACTATGAAAACTTTAATTGTCAAAATCTTAGAAGTCACCGCAAAAACTCCAGCAAACGATCCTTCTGAGAGCGATCAGATTTACCAATTTAAAGCTTACGAATATCCAAATGGCGTATGCTCAGTTAGCTACGAGCATACTCACGACGGATTCTTTCTTGACTCTTCAAGCATTCAAGCCTGTGGCTTAGATGAAATCGTTGAAGTGAGCGACACAGGGGAAACTTTTGAGATGAGTATTCCGACCTTTTCAGAGTGTTTAGCCGAGTCTGTTGCTGAGTTTGGTGATTGCGAAGCAACCTTAAAAGCCCTTGAACTTACAAAATAATGCCAGCCCCCACCCCCCGCAATCCCAAAGGGGCAGGTCGCAAGCCTAGCCCCGATCCTACAAAAAAAATGGAAAGCTTTTGGTGCGATGCCGATCTAGCCAAAGAGCTTAAAAACTGGCAACAATACGGATTCCCAACCAAAGCCGCCATGCTCAACTTTGCCCTCAGAACTTTTATCCAAATTTACAAAGATCCCAACCATGAAAAAGATTAAACTCGCCATCATCGACAAAGACGGAACCATCACAGAGACAGTCTCAGGAGCCACATTCGTCCAATCCCCCACCGACCAAAAGCTCATTGATGGAGTCCAACCCGCGATCGCCAAGCTGGTATCAGAAGGTTACACCCTAGCGATCGCCAGTAACCAAGGCGGAGTCGCCGCAGGTCACAAGAGTTTAAAAGATGCGATCGCCGAAATGGATTACTGCCTCAGTCTCCTTCCCGAAATCGAATATGGGCTTATCTGCCCTGATTTCAAAGGCGAAAGATGCTGGCAAATCACCCGCGAAGCACACATCCCACGCATCGAAATCACAGAAGAAAATCTTGTAGTGAATACAGGGCTTATCCGCTTCCCAAGCAGCGAAATCATCGGCAAATGCCGCAAGCCAGAATCAGGGATGCTCAAGCTGGCAATCACCATCTCAGCAGGGGTAAGCGATTACGAAGCCATCATGATCGGCGATCGCCCCGAAGATGAGCAAGCCGCCCACAACGCCCAAATCCCCTTCATCCACGCAAAAGATTGGTGGATTAAATAAAAAATATCCATAAACTGTACACAAAAAAAAGCTGCTAAATTAGCAGCTTTTTTTCATCTCTCAAAAACTAGATCTAAAAATGAAAATAACAAAATCACCTCTCGCAAATCAAAATCCCGATCACCATTTTTTGCATTTTCAATTTAGCGATCTAAATTCAAAGCTAAAATCCCCCAACTTAGATCGCATTCCCCAATTCGCCCGAAACCTTTTAGCAATCAATCATCCCGCCCGATCTCAATTCATCCCAGCCTGTCTCATTAGATCTAAGAATGATTAATAAATTACAGTC